TCACTAATCCTTTTAATGGCGCCACTTTCTTTCCATTCGTTAAGTTTTGCAATAACACCTTCCATTTTTCCTTTTAAAAGGTCTAAGGCTGTACCTTGCAATATTTCGCCTTCACTTGTGATGCCAACAATATTAGCCAAGGATGTTTTTGTCACGCCAGTAATAGTGGACCATAAACCTTTTATAGTTTTGGACATCTTTTCTGATCCACCCTCAAATCGATTATCCATTACAGCCATTAAAGTTTCAGCTAATTTATCTGCATCTTTTAAAGAACCTCTTGAATCGAATACTACACCAGCACCAAATTTCATATTAGAAGTACTTACTAATTCATCCTTCATTATTCCAAATCCTCTTAATCGTTCAAACTCACCACTAGCCACTGCATCAATGACTGCTTCATAACTTTGTTCAATACTTTTGTTGGTTGCTCCAGCCATGTCGGCAATCTTTGGTAACCATTTTTCTGACTTGATTCCCATTGCTTCTAAACTAGCTGTTGCTTCCATTACACTACTGGTCTCAAAGGGCGTACTATTTGCAAACTTTGTTGCATACGCCATTTTTTTCGCTGCTTTTTGAGTATCACCTACAGCGGTTTCTAATTGGACCCGAAAACCTTCTATATTAAAAGCTTCTGAAAAACCTATTTTAGCGCCGGCAATGCCTATAGCTGTTGCCATAGTTGCCGTTATTTTAGCAACATTTATCGCTGCCCGCTTCACGTCTCTTTTTAAATAATAAAACCCTTTGCGCATCTTCCAAACTTCTTTATTAACCGCTCGTTGAACTTTGCGCATGGTTTTAGACATTTTTTTCGTGTTTTTAGTTGCTTTTAAAATAGAAGGTGACATTTTGTCTTTTAAATTCAGTATCGTATTTACAACTTTACTGCCCACAACATCACCCTCCCATCATTGACTTATATTTTTCAACTTCATCTCGTTGATCTAATTCTTTACAAGCTACAAAGAATAGTTTTTCATTATTTGAAAGACTTAGTAACTCCTCTTTTGAATGTCCTTTCGATAAATAGTACCTAAACATATCTAAAATAGGATCGTGACTTATTAGTTTTTTAAATCATCCTTTAGGTCGCCAAGACCATATAAATCAAGTAAAATTTCCGAAATCTTTATGATCTCGCCAATTTCAAAAACTTTTGTAACAATATCGATCGGCTCATTTAACTCAAAAGCACCTATTAATTCTTTATCTTTTAAAGCTGGTACACTTTCAAATACCATTTCTTTAAAAATCGAAATGTTTTCTCTCATAGTTGAGTCTTCATTCATTTCGTCCATCAAATCTAAAATTTTACCATCACTTAACTTTTTTACAACAATTTTGCTATTACCTAATGTAATGTTTTTAAACTCTGTTAATGATTTTTCTTTTTGCTTTGCCTTTGCAATATAATCATTTAAAGTCAAAGTCTTTAATTGTTCTTTACTAATTTTTTTACTCATTCATGCCTCCTAAATAGTATCTATTATTTCATAATCTCCGTAAGTAAAACTTACTTCTTCTTCAGTATTACTGCCTTGCTCATACTGAGCGAGCATTAATTCGTTAAATTGGACGTTATAAATTGCTATACGCTGAGCGTTCTTTTCAGTGGTATCTGCTAACTTAGCAACAATCTTAACTAATGGCATTTCACCTGATTTTACCCCTTCAGCTAATAATTTGATGAATCTAGAATCAATTTTAAAACCAGCCATGGTTCCTTCACCGGAACAACCCATATATCTGTGTTGCTTCATACGCTCTCCTGGAATGTCAACCTCTTCATATTCTAAGTTCAATTTGATTTCAACTGACTTACAATTGCCTTGCTTATCATCATTTAGCCATATTCTGCCATCAACACCTTGTAATATTTTTTCTTTATTCAAATTTTTCTCCTCCTTATTCCATAGTTATGTCAAAGCTTAAATCTTCCATAGCATTTAAGATCTTATTGTTTGCTGCTAAGAACAATTTATTTTTAAAGGTATTATTCTTTACTTCTTGCTCAGTCCAATCAGCTGCTTCTGTTTTACCAACACCTAACCAGGCTATTCTTTGCGCTTCCACCGCAACTGAAGCTTTATTCGAATAATTAGACTCTAAAATATTTTCTCTTTCTAAAGCTTTAAAATATGCATTAATAGAACTCAAAAATAAAACTTGATTGTCATAACTGTTCTTGTACTTTCCAAGATAATCATTTTTATATGTCTGATTAATGTCATAACTAATTAGATCCATTGCTTCAACAATCAAAACTGATTTCATATCTTCAGTTTTANCTTCTGATAATGTTGTGAGTGAATTGATACCTCTAGCTATTCTAACTTTTCCTTCATCATTAATTAAAATCAACTCGCCATTTTCTACTGCAGCATTCGCATCAGGAACTTCAATCACTGATTCTAAATCCGTTAATTCATAGTATGTTGCCGATTGATTAATAGAAAGATAAGCAAAAACAGATGCTAATCTTGGCAAATACTCATGACCTGGTGTATCTTCTGTCGCTTCTTTTACTTGAACAGAATCATTCGTAAAATTAAGAACGTGAATATCGTCACTTGTTGTTAATTTATATCCTATTAATTTCGCTTTTTTAGCATTAGCTGTATTTCGTGAAATAATCCAACTAGCAAAATCATCTTGATCAGTTACAACATCTGATACAACACAACACCAATCAAAGACTTTATTCTCTAATAAATTCATAGCAACTGTTATTTCATCTATTGCCCCGATTTTACACACCATTAATTTGTTAATTGGTGATGCAAATGCTCTTTTAATAATTAATGCATTTTCTGTTGTATAATCTGTTTCTTCAAAACTTGAAATATCACTATATTCTTTAATGCTGTTTTCTGGTACAGTGTCATCTAAAACAACTACTGCTAAAACACCTTGGCTGCTTCTTCTAACAGCTGTAACTGCTCTTTGTATAAAATTTATATCAATACTTGGTAATCCCATTTACTCCTCCTCTTTCATACTTACTTCTAAATCTCCCATTAATTCATTTTCATCTGCTTCAAGTTTAGAAATGAATACTTCTAAATCAAAACTTGTTTGTAACACACCATCAACAGTATCTAAATCTACTGAATTAATGGGTACTACTTTTTCATCTACTTCATTTTCAATGACAAGTTTTCCTAAAAATAGATCTTCCAAAGTTTCGCCAACTTCTAGGTTTTCCATTGAATACTTATTACGATTCGATGGAAAATAATAGATTGTAACGCTTAAATCCTTTTTATAAAATTCATCCGATACTTTCATTGTTTTGTGATAAGAAAAATCAACAAAAAAAGACGGTCGTTTGAAACCATCTCTAATATCATCCGGCTCGATCCATATCTCCGGATAAACACTTATTAATTTTTTGTTAATTGCTAAATTTATTGATTCCATCATCTCCAACCACCATCATTAAATACTTCATCTACAAATTTTATGCAATGCTTATGGTAATAAGGCTGAAATTCGTTAATTGCATTTTGAAAAACATGTTTCCCTTTTACATAACCGAGCCTTGGGCCGTCTTTTTCGTGAGTAATAATGTGGCCGTACTCTATTAAATGAGCATGAGGTGCCGTCGAATAGGTTCTAATTGATAGAATATCTTTCTCATACAAGTAAGGCTTCCCTCTTTGAATCCGATTTAAATAAGTACCTGATTCTTTTTTTACTTTTTTCTTAGCCATGCGCTTTGTTTTATTTTTCAGTTTTGTCCCTTCCTTTTGAATAAAAGACTTGGATTTTTTAGGTAAATTCTTTTCAATCGTTTCTAAGTCTTTTACCAATTCATCTATTCCAGACATATCAAATCCATCTTTCATTAAGGTTGCACCTCCTCAACAAATATTTCTAAATATTCATTATCAAAACGGTCATTTAAAATATGCTTAATATTAAATCTTGTATCTCTAAATTCTAAATACATCTTATTATTGATATCTTTTCCGGCATGGTATCTAGTCTTAATCTTGTGAGTAATAATCACTTCTTTTTTATCTCCTGGTGACTTAATCACTTTTCCAGTTTGGGGAATAACCTTGCCTGGAATTGTTTTATGATAAGTATGATGTCTTATATTTTGCAATAATTCATTTTTACCATAAATCGGTTTGAAAACTTTGATGCTTGCATTTAAAACAGTTTTCATATCTCTCATGATTTGTTTTTTAGATTTAATCATTTCACTCATCTGCCTCCTGACTTTCCAGATCATCAGCTGCTTTCATGAGTTGCAATCTTAAAATATGTGGTTTATAATTTGTTTCGAAATATTCCGTAGCATTATTATATGCATAACGGCAATAATCTAACAAAAGAGTTTTTTCTTCACTTGCATTTAAGTATTCCATTTCAATACCAACAATATTATTTAAGAAATTTTTACCTCGTTCAATCATCCTTGTTAATTTTTCATCTTCATCTGGCCATGTTATTCTAAGACAATCCTTTAAATCTTCTAACATTTAGCACCTACTTTTCCTTATCAATCGCTTCTTTTTTCTTTTTATCAACTGATTTCTCTTTTTTTTCTTTTACAATTTCTTTTTCATCAACTAGTAAGATTCCGTAACCTGCCTCATTCATTTCTTTAAACCTTTTGTCTGATACTTCAACAACATTGCCCTCTTTTACGAGGGCTTTGCTGTATTTATTTATAAATTGTTTCTTTGCTACTGCTTTCATTTAAAACTCCTTTCTAAACTGCTGGGGCTCCAATACCACTAATGTCAAATACTATGAAAGACTCGTTGTCTATTGGCTTACCATTTGCATACTGCTTCGCAATATAAGTTCTTTCATCTTCTAAGAATTTATAATGATCAGAATACTCGATTTTTTGAGTACTTCCAACACCCATAAAATAATCTTTACCCATGCCGGCAATCATTTTGCCTCTAGTTACAGCAACTGATTGAACAATTTTTGCTGGAATTGGTAATACACCATAGACATATGATTTATCCGCTGAAAGGAATGTAGTTTGTGGATAAATTTTTTCCCAATAATCTAGTGGATTAACAACTAACAATACTTTTGGTACCGATCTCTTTCCGCCTTTTGTCAAAGGTGCCATGATTTCTTTACCTAAAGTTTCCGGATTTAAATTAGTAATAACCACTGCTGTCTTATCAGGGTAAACACCCGCAACAACAGCACCTTCTAAATCTTTAACCATTCCAATTGGCTTGTCATCTCCATCACCACTAATAATAGCCATTTCTAAAGCGATAGCTATTGATTCAAATAAAATTTCCCGAACAAATCTATCTAACCATTGGGGCCCTAAATCCAACATTGCTTTTGCTACTGGTACATAAGCAGATAACTTATATAATCCTGTTCTTTCCTTTTTGAAAGCCATTTCTAATTTCTTAGTAATAGCTTCAGTTAATTTACCCCAGAAAGCACCATCAATTGTTCCATTTCTTGTGATCCACTCTGTTACGCCAGTCGTATTTACAAAATCAATTTCATTCAAAATTTCATGTTTTTCCTTTAGTTCTTCAAATACTCTATCAAAAATTGTTGCTGGCATTAATTCCTCAACACCGTCAAACCCGGCGCCACCAATTACCTCGTTATAGTACTTTGCTTCTTCTGCAGTTAATGGATTAAGACCTCTACTAGCTAATACACTAGTATTTGTAAAATCTTCATGGATAGCATTTTTTGCTTCTTTTAAAATGTCATCCTGAATTTTATTGGCCATTTCGATTTGCACCTTTGAAAAACTATCAAAATCACCTTCTTCAATTGCATTTTTCATATCTTCTTGTAACTTCACATATCTTTCATTTTCAAAATCACCGTTTCTCATTGCTTTTGGCATTTGTTACCTCCTAAAATTTTTAAATAAACTCTTATCCGCATTTTCATTTTTAACATTTTTCTTTGGTGCTTTGTTTTGAATATTTCCCTTGTATTTATTAAAAAGATTTTCTTTAATATTGTTTTCAGGCGGATCTTCTTCGTTTTCATCTTCTTGTAAATCAACAATTTCATCACATAATCCAAAAGCCAAACACTCTTCAGCTGTCAAAAAACTTTCATCGGCTATTAATGCAACTAACTCTTCTTTTTCCCCAGTAAATCGGTTCATATAACTGGCTAGCACCGATGTGTCAATCTTATCTAGATCATCCGATGTTTTTCTTAAATCATCAGCATTTCCTGATGCAAAGGTCCATGCTTTATGAATCATTTGTTGAGAGTTGGTATACATATAAACTTTATCAGCGGCAGTTACAACAATACTTGCGCCACTGGCAGCCATAGCATCAATATAAATATCAACATTTCCGTCATAATCTCTTATTAAATTAGAAATGGCAATGCTTTCAAAGACGTCTCCGCCGTTTGAGTTCATATGAATTATTAAATCTTTTTCATCAAGTTCATTTAATAATTTTTGTACGTGATCAGCTGAGATAAAATCCTCATCGTTAACATCCCAAAATGTTTTCTTTCGAATAACACCATATAAATAAACTTTAGCTGGGCCATCCACTGAATTCAATACTTCAATTTTGGGTTCAATCTTATTTCGTAGTAGCTCCGGCATCATTCACCTCCTTTTCTTTGTCTATTCTTTCATAGTTTTTAGTCATCCATCTGGCTTGACTATAGTCAGTCTCTAGCGGTTCCATGCCTAAACGTTTTAATACATCATCAATAGTGAAACCTCCAACTCGTACAAGAATATCAAGTGATGATGCTAAATCAGTAATATCTATATTGCGTATACGTGTTGGATCAATTTTTAAATATGTTCTTTTTAAGTAAGCTGCTTTTTTATAAAGCTTTCGATTAATCTCATCTTCTAATAGTTCTGTTAATGGGCTAATACAAAATGTTAACAGATTATTCACTACTTTTTCAGTATCTGCAATACTACCTTTAATTAATTGCGGTGGTACTTGAAAAGCAATGGCCACGAAATCAAAGATATCATCAACAAAGGCTCTTATGTCTTTTCCTTGGCTACCACCCTTCGAGCCAATATTACTTTCAGATTCCTTATATTTCATTCCGTTTGTTAATGGTAATACTGCACCATTTTCTGCATTAAAATATTTTTCAAAATTACCTGATAGTAATTTTTTTAATTTTGCTTGTGCTTGTTCTGTCTCTGGATAGCTTGTTGGTATTTCTAAAGTACCACGTCTTGCATTGTTTTTGCGATATTGCGATTGACTTGCTGCTATAAGTTTCGAATAAGAAGTATATAAGCCATCAATTAATGTTTTTATTTTTTCATTGTGTAGTTCAAAATGAAAAACTTCTGGTTCATAAAATATTTTTTTCATTTTTAAATTCTCAACAACAACATCTTTATAAATGTTTTCTTTAAAAGCATAAGGTTGCACCGTATAATTTTCTGCTACATAAAACATATCTCTATGTTGGATCACTAAGCATTCATTATCATAAACCAACTTACTGATTACATCTCGCCAAAACTTACTAGCTGATTTATTTTGATTCGGTTCTACATTAAAAAGATAGTAGTTATCTTTTTTAATAGTTTTTCCTTCACTATAAGTAACAAATTCACTTCTTGAGACTGCATTGGCAATTAAATTCACACATGCTTGAATGGCCAATTCTTTATAATATAGTTCTGCTGTCAATTCAGATACTTGTGCATCTAAATCAAGCGTTCCATCTTCATTAAATAAACCTGTAAACCAATTCCATAATCCGATAAAATCCCTCCTTTCTAAAAGACATAAACATCTAGATCCATGACGTCAGTATTCTTTTCAATTAGCTCATCATCTTGTGTTAATCCGTGAATGAGTGCAAAGAATCCGTCCGTCTTTCTTGTTTGTGGCTCTATTTTTAGATAAGTTGTATTACCTTTTTTATCTACCTCTATATAAGTATTGTTAATATACCAGCGCATTGTTGGATTATCTCCTAATACTAATTTTTCTTCTGAAAACATATTTTCAACTAGCGGTGCAATTTTTGCGTGAGTTATTGGCCCACTTCTTACTTCTTTTAATGGCAAACCTAATTCAGTAAACTTTGATTTTAGTAAGCTTGCTCGATAAGAGTCGCACACGATCTTTTGAATGTTATATTTTTTTGCCATTTCAATAAACCACTGGCCAATATCTTCAGCACTGATAGCGCGGTTATTAATGATAGTGATTAAGCCTCTTTCTTCCATTTCTTTTACTGGAAATTTTATCCGTCGACTTTCGGTTTCTAATGATTTAGAACACACGAAAGTATGCTCAATAAAATATCTTTTCCCATTTTTCTTAAAAAGCAACCCAACACTAGCAAAGTCTGTAGTTCTTGCATAATCTATTGCACCAATACAAGCCATGCCTTCTAATTCGCCATAAGGCATTTCTTGATTCGTTGCCAATATTTTTTCCCAAGGTGCTACTATAGTAAAATTATCTTCTGCAGGAAAATTCATTCGTTTGGTTAAAAAGTCTTGAGCCTTATGCGGCTGATATTTCATCTTTATGAACTCTTTATCCATCTCTTTTTTTAATATTGGAAAACCTTCCAAGGATGGATTAGCTTTTGCCCACATTTTTTGGTCTTCTGCCTCTTCTTTTTTATCGATCTTATAAATGAGTGGCAAAAGGCCTAAATCTTTTATGGTTCCATTTAGGACATCCTCAGATAGTTTTAATTGGTCATCTAAAACACCACCTCTAACATATCCATTGGTTGTAATATAAAAAGTCCTGGAGTGTTTTCTTTTACCAAAACCACTTGTGAATACTTTTATGGTGTCATAATCTTCATACTCATGAATCTCATCGAAGATTAAGCAAGCAGATCTCTTACCATCTTTTGTTGATGCATTAGATGTATTGTATTTAATATATGAATTGGTTCTTTTATTTGTGATTTTCTTCTTGGTCCAGCTGAATATCTTTTTCATTTTGCTTTTAAAGTCTTCCAGGACATTATAGACATCAAAAAATGAGGTTTTAGCTTGCTCCTCATTGTTTGCAATTATATCTACGTTGTAACCTTTAATACCATGATAATCAGTTGTTAAATACCAGGCCACTGGTGATATGAATCCATTTTTACCATTGCCTCGGCCCATCATAATGATAAATTCATCAAACACTACCATATCCTTTGATTCATAGTAACAATGAATTAATGCAAATATAAAAAGCTCCCAATCAAGTAATTTCATTTCGAAATACTTTTCTGTGAGCTCTACACCTTTTTTTATCATTTGATTTTTAATTATTACATCTGGATCATCAAGCTTATACCGAATATAAGGCATGACTTTTTTTATTTCTTTTGAAGCTGGTATCTTTCCAGATTCAATTTTTTCCATATATGAATCAATATATTGATGATATTTATAATTCAATGTCGTCATCATTATCAACCACTTTTATATCAGCAGCTTTCAACCCAAGGTCATTTAATATGGTTAACATTTGACGATTGGTCCGGTTCAGTTCAGAAATTGAATCATTCTTTTTATAACCAAATTGATTTTCGCCATTTTGATAACGAATGGATACACCCTTATCTACAATATTTTTTATCAATTGATTTTTAATATCCCACATGGACATATAATCTTCTATGAGATCAACATAATGGTTACCTCGAACACCGTTGCCATTTAGCTGATTTAATAAGTCTTTTTTTATCAATTGTCGTCTTTCCATCTACATCACCCCACACCCCCTACACCTCACGCGAGTTTTTGCTCTAAATATGTTATGAAATCTTCCCCTATACGGTCTGCACGTTTTCAGGAATAATGCGTTTTTTTGACCCGGGGGTATCAATATTTACCATCTTTCAGGAGTAATTGGCTCCTTTTTATTACTCTCAATCATCTTATTAAGCTTCTCATTATGTTCTAAATAATGGCAATGATTACATAAGGAAACTAAATTACTGTTCTCTAGAGCTAAATAAGGATTGTCCTTTAAGTAAATAATATGGTGGACACAATCTGCTTTAGAATACTTTCCTTTCCCTTTGCATCTTTGACATTCGTAATGATCACGAATAACTATTTCGTTTCTTTTCTTTTGCCATGTTCTGGACTTATAAAACTTAGATTCATTTCCATTTCTTATATTCATTAACATTCTATTTGTTAACATTCAATTTCGCCCTTTGAGTTATTCATATCTTATTATTGTGTGTAATTCGTTAGATTCTTATTAATAGTTGAAATATCATATTCTATTAGTATTCTAAATATATCAGTTACACATAGGCTCAATATGATTAGTACTACTTATAAAAAAATGTTTTAATACTCCATATTTAATAAAGCTTTATCAAGTGTATTTTGAGTGATGCCTATATATCCTAATGTTATACTTGAATGAGAATGATTAAATAACTTTTGTAGAGTCACAATATCTCTTGTTTTTAAATAGTAATGATACCCAAATGTTTTCCTTAAAGTATGTGTTCCACAACTATCTAAATTAAACTTGTCTCTTATATCTGCCATAACCTTATAAGCCATGCCTCTACTGATTGGTTTATTCATTCCTTCACGCGAGATCATTAAGTATTCTCCTTCAGGCCTACCAATACAATAATTTTTTAAGTCTTCTTTCAATGCTTTATTAATTGCTATTTTTCTTTCTTTACTTGTTTTCTTTTCTCTTAAAGTCATTCGATCTTTTATCTTACCATTTCTTTTAACATCTCTAACTTTAAGCTTTAGAATGTCGCTGATCCTTAATCCAGTATAAATACCAATACGAAACATTAAATAATTTCTCATGTTTTGTCCTTTAAGATAATCAGATATAGTTCTTACTTTTTCTATTTCTTTTATTGGATCTACTGCATTCAGATTAAGATCACCTTCTTTCTATTAAATAAAACAGCCTGAACATAATATTCAGACCGCTTCATCTTGGAGGAATCATTATTTTATAATTTTTTTCCTCAGCTTCTTTATTTTTTATATACTTTCCCTATTAATAGAATACCACAAACGTGGGACAATACAACGACAACATTGCGACAAGATGACGACATAAACACGACATAAACACGACATTTAGATTGCGGTAATGTTATCTGGCAATAATTGGTTTAAGATAGAAAAATAATTATCTACTTCCACTAGTGAAAGTAAACTTATTAACATCTTAATACCTTTGCATCTTTTCCTTTGACAATGTCTCACTGAACAATTAACTATTCTTCCAACTTCATTCCAATTTTTTTGATTCATATAGTAATTTTCAATTGTCTGTTGTTCTATTTCCGGCAATCTTTTTATTGCTCTATCAATAAAGTTAACCAATACATTAATCTTCATTACATCTTTATCTCTCTCAATCTTTCTCAAGGCAGCTTTTTCTGTTGGGTCCGAAGTATTGTTCCCTTCAGATGTTGTATGCTGATATCTCATGCCTTGCAAGTTATTAACCTCTGTCTCCATCTCTATAATATCTTTTAAAAAAT